GACCAGATCCCACAACGTTAGTCTTGATTGTTTTTAGCGCGCCGGTGGCAAGAGGTACGCCCATATAGAGGTCCCTGGACCGCTCGCGGAGTTTTCCCAAATTCTTCACTATGTCCGCGTCGGGATCGCCTGAACGGGTTACCCATCCCTGCATCACCCGTTTGGCCGTGCTTGCGCCATACTGATCATAGCCGGTATTCCATACTTTTAATTTTGGCCTTTCACCTACAAAAACCCTTTTAATTGCCCTAAATAGTCTCATCATCGATCCCTCGGTATGACGCGGTACACCCTAGGTCCTGAACCGCGTCCTTTTTCTAGAGCGGCAACCTCTCGACGCCAAAAATTTATGCGATCCTTGACCGTCGCAATGTCCGCGCGCGTTAATTTGATCTCGCCCATCTGGTACGATTGCCCCGTTGCGAGTGCTATGTCCGCCTCTAGCCATGCGGCTAAATGTTGTTTAGCCTCCTCAAGCGTCCATGCTCCCATATCCGCATCACCTCACCCCTCTACTGTAAACCCTACGGCCGCGCCTGGCTTGTGCTGGCTGTTTGGCCGTCATAGGCTTACTCTGTTCTAGTTTTGTCCCAATATTCCCGCCTGGCCGTAGGTCCGGGTTGATAATCTCCAGCGCAGCCGTGGCATACACCCGGCAGTCTAGCGCCTCATTTCTGGCGCCCGATGACCGCTTAACCCATTCGATATATGGTCTGCCCTTCCTGTACCGTAAGACTTTCTTTTCGGATATGAGCCCCAGGTAATAGCTCCTGTCATGTCCTTTATCTTCGCCCACTGGGAAATGACAATATCCTGGCCCCGGGTCCTCTACCTTTAGCCTGGAAAAAAACAACTCTTTCACTGTGTCAACGCCAATATGGAACAGCGCGGCCCGATGCCTGTTGTTTCTGGTAGGCTTGCCGATTAGGATCGGCTGTCCTGTCCCGCCTCGGCCCTTGATAGCGAAAATTCGCCTATGTTCCCTAGCCGCGCAAAACTGATATACCTGGTCCGTGAAGTGTCCCCCACTATCAATACATGTGCATGATATCCCTATTTGTGTACCGTCTTTTTTGGTCCAATACTGTTGCAAAAACTCATCAAGTTGTGTCCATACGGCTTGCTGGCCCGGGTCTCCGTAAAATGTCCTGTATTCTATAGCCCAGCTCTCTTTGCCTGGCCCCCAACCTACAACCTCAACCTCTAGGCGGTCGTCTTGCGTATCCACCCCCGCGGTGAGCACTAAAACACCGTCCGGGACCTCAGCATCGTATTTGTCCTGGTGCTCTGCTAGCGTTTCCTCTTCTACAGCGTCGCCCTCTTCTTCCCATGTTTCACCCAGGATAGTGTTAACCCATGCTTTTAGGCCCTCTGGCCCTATGCGTTTGGCCTCTTTGAACTCCTCAACTATCTCCTTCCACGTCTTCCATGGAGACGAAAGAGCGTTCAGGTGGAAACCACGAGTGCCTATGTTCTCCAGTTTTGCAACCCATTTCCCTGGCTGACGTTTCCATTCGGTCTCTGTGTGCCTGGCGCCGCAATGTGCACACTCGTGTGTCAGGTCCTCAAAGTGTAGCTGTGCCCATTTCAAGGGCTGGTATTCACCACACGTAGGACAAGCCAGACACCATTCCTCCTGGGTAGATAGCTCATACGCTGCCTCTATGCGCGAGAGGCCCTTCACCCCAGGGGTGCTCACAAAGATCTTTTTTCTGTTCCAGAAATTCGAGGTCCTCCGCTCTGCCAGAGTGAGAGGATCCCCCTCTGTTCCTGCTGATATAGGATAGCGGTCCACCTCGTCGGCGAGCAGTATTCGAATCGGCCTCGAGGCCAGCGATGCGGGAGAATTTGCCCCTGCCATGGTGATATGCCCGCCTGGGAACTGCTTATGCAGCATCGTGTTCCCGCTGTTTCGTGAGCGCGGATCCTTCACTTTTCCCTTTAAGACAGGTGTGTCCCGCAGCATCGGCGCAAGTCTGTCTTTCGAAAATGCCTCCGCCATCTCCAACGTAGGCTGTAAGAGCAGTATTGGTGACGGGTCCTGGTCGATAAAATAGCCGATGACGTTCAAAAGCAGCTCCGTTTTTCCCACCTGACTGGAGCTCATAACGACGATCTTTTCTGTTTTTGGGTCCGTCACGGCATCCATGATTTCCTTCAGGTATGGCGTACGCTCTGTTTTCCATCTACCTGGCTCTGCTGACGATTCCCGAGATAAAACCCTATGCCGATCAGCCCACTCTGACACGGCGAGATCCGGTGGCGGTGCAAGGACCTTAACGACGCGTCTGACGAGCTCGCGCAATGATTCGTTCGGGGTCATATTCGCTCAACTCCTGTAGCGCTTCATATATGCCAGCCTTTAACATCGCCTGCACTTCCTGTATGTCGTCCTGCATCGCCAGCATGGGAGCCAGTTTCGTGGGCAGCGCCAACATCTTCGCTCGGAAATTCGAAAGCATCTCCGTCCACTCCGCCTCTACATCTTCCGCCCGGTGAAGCTTCCCTTGGTACTCGGCCACCTCCAGCTCCGCTTTGTCCGCCTGCGCTTTCCGCAGCCTAGTGAGCTCTTTTTGCAGGTCCTTCGGATCTACATTTTTCGCAGCCTCCCGTATTTTCTCCTGAAGGTGTGCGATGTAGGCCTGGACCGCCTCGCCTAGAATGTATTTACCACGCGCCACCTGGGGCAAAACGCCCTCTTGTGTCAACTGCCTAATTCTTCGGGGCGACAAGCCAAAAACTAGAGCTAAGTCTTTGCTTTGAATTGCCTGCTTATCGATGTCCTTCACTATCACCACCTCAAGTGCTCCAAATATACCCTCCCAAGGCATAGGAAAGGGGGTTTAGGCCCCTCTGTGGCTAGAGAGCCCGCGGGGCTTTCGCCGACCCCTACCTCTACATCCCCAGAAGGACCCAAATAAAATGTAGATTAAACCGCCGGCCCCATCCTCCGCCTTCTATAGCGGTTTGCGCCCTTACACTCCCTCAACCCATAGATCCCAAAAAAGAAAGGCGCACCACAAAGGCGCGCCCATCAAGGGGGAAAGGGGGAATATGAAAAAAGGCCGAGCTCTTGGCCCAGCCTTTCTCATCATAGATATGATACCACAGAATAACCCTCTATTTCTGCCAACTTTCTGCCAGGTTTACTCCCATGCTCTGGAGAATTGGTGCTCTTTGAACAGTTCTGGCAGCCCGGTATGCTGTTTAAACCGAAGCACCTCATCGGCGTCCATCCCAAGCTCTTTAGCAACCTGCTCATCTGTCCAACCATTCCGGAGCAACGCCGCAACAATATCAATCATCGGCATCACGCCATGGACGCCCCGTGCTCTATTATGCCTGATTGTCGCCGCCATTCGGTTCTTCTCGTCGCTCTGTGTCGATCGGATGATAGTAACTGGAATGTGCCCTTTCAGGTGCTCCCTAATGGTCGGTGATTCCTTCGCCACCCTGGTGCGGTGAAAGCCATCGACTACAGTATAATGCTCGCCATCTTCCGGATACACAACAACCGGCTGTGTGTACCCGTCCATTTTGATGCTGTGCTCTAACAATCGCATCTCAGGCGGAGCAACAGTGTTAGGATTGTAGTCATTGCCCCTTACGTTGTCCGCCTTCACCCAAAGCACGCAATCAACAGGATCGGCTTTAAAGGGGCTTTTTTCATGTAAGGCTTTGCGTATTCTGTTAATCGCTTCGACCTTTTGGTCTAGATCTAGCTGGTCCAGCTGTTCAAAAATCTTTTCCGCCTGTTCTACTATATCATCAACTAATTTCGCAAATAAGTCTTTACTCATGCTATCACCTTCTCCATCACATTGAATCTGCCTCTCTTGCGGAGGATTTTAAACCCCTGTTCCTGCAAAATAGGCGTGGAATTGTCATTGCCTATGGCGCGTATAATGCGTGCTCCTATCTCACGTAGGTCTTGCTCGGCCAGCTGGAGCATTCGTCTGTATAGGCCATTACGCCTGCAATCTTCACGCACCCACGCATCGAAAAACACTCCTTCGCCTTTTGAGTCTGTTCCATAACTCCTAAATCCAACTACTTTTTCTCCTAAGTATGCTACGATCCACATGCGCTCTGGTGTGTTGTCTATGGGATATCCGTCTAGCTCCTTTCGAATCTCGCGACTTGCGAAAATATTCCCCATCTCCGCATAAAACTCCTTTGAATCACCTTGCGCCGACATTCTATAGAGCTCGTACTGCTTGTAGTCGCATAACTTTTGTCTCATTCCCTCTCCCCCCTATATGTTCCTGTATTTCTCTTTCAGGGCCTCGAATTTCTCTTTTTCCCGCTTATTCACACTAAAACAGAGCTTAGTGCAGAAAAAGTCGTTCTCCAGCAGGACGCGGCAGATTGTTCTCCAAGTTTCTTTTTTAGGGTTTGGATGCTCGTCATATATGTCGCCTGGAGGTACTCCTGCTGCGTCCAGCTCGTCGCGCCGGTTGTCCTGCCACCACTTTATGAGCACATTGATGCGCCGAAGATAGTGGTCTCTTGCTTCTGGAGGATACGTGCTGAGCAAAAACATCGCGTATTCCTTCCAGGTTTTAAAACGCTCTGGCCGTATAATCTTGTTCCCCCTGGCAAAAAGACTAGTGAGGCCGGACAATTTCCCGAAGTTCGCCCCTCCGACACGTTTCACCATCTTTGCCCATGTTTCCGGCTCAAGCATATGGTGTTTGTCCATTCCGCGCCTAGCTTCTGGGCCATACGGTTCGTTGATGCGCATATGGTGTATCGATATGCCGGCCAGGTACATGCGGTCGTAAATCTTGTTGTATGGAATATTGTATTTGCCTATATACGCCCAAACGTCTTCTACCGTCCAATCATAAATAGGATATACCGCTATTGAATTTCCGTTCTTCCCCATTACCCTAGTCCAGCTCCAATTGTTATATTTCGTGGGCCTTTTTTTCTTAATGGCCCGGAAGCGATTCAAGCTCTCTGATGCCCGTATGCCCACAAAACACGCCAGCTTATCGCCTCCCGCTAGCCAATTCTGAAACTCTGGAACAAACTCTTCAAAAAACATTCCGAACCTATAAAAGGGGAGAGCATCGTAATCTTTAATAACGTCCGGTCGGTCTGGCATTTCACGCACCCAAAGGTCTTTTTTTTCTGGGTCCCAGCATGTCCACAGCGGATCATGCATTGAATTGCCATTATCTGTCGTAAGCGGGAGACAGATCCACCACGCTTTGGTGCGACTTGGATCAGATAGCATCTCATTCACATGATCGATAGTGGTCTGATACTGCGCCTCCCAATCGATGAATAATACATCCACCGGAAGGCGCCCTCTTCTTTCGGCCTCTCGCAATACAAGGTCCAACATCACCGTGGAATCTTTCCCGCCTGAGAATGAAACTAGAATTCTATCAAACTCATCGAACGCTAACGCTATACGTTTTCTCGCTGCTGTTAATACGTCTTCATCAAGATATTTTTTTGTCATAGAGCCATCACCAGCTCTCTAATTTTTGTTTTGTTCGTCTGCTTCACTTTTTCCACCTCTTCCCTAAACGCTGCTAGAGCATCTCCTTTTTTGTCTAGAGCTTTTTCTATCCGTTCATCTATGCTGTGTAGGCAGTAAAGAGAAATATATGTGACAGGATTAGTTTGCCCGATTTTGTAATAAGCCTTTCCCATCGCCTCTTTTGTGTATTCCATGAAAAACCACAAAAGCGCATAGCTTCCCTAAAGTCATTTCTGTATTCAGCAAACCGGATCACTATGATTCCATCGTTCTGGGTAATATGTGCTATTGTTTCTGTGACATGATTCGCCGGATATACAGCAACCATCACCTTTCCCCCCTTGCATATATTATATCCACCCAAACGGCCCCAGCACGTACGGCGCGCAATGCTCCACGACCTTGCGGCGCATGCGGTAGAACGCCCTTTCAGATATAGCTAGAACCTCCAGGATGTCGCACAGCGGCGCCCGCTTAAAGTATCTCAGCTCTGCCAACTTCTTCAGGTCCTCTCCAGGTAGAG